TCCAGCTCCTCCTGATAATTCCCGGCGTATACCGTCTTGGTGACCTCTGCGGCGGGGAACTCCATCTTCAGGACCTCCCCCCCCCCGCCCCTTTTCTTACCCCCACGGGTTGCTCTTGTCGCTCTTCCCCTGGCTGCTCCAGAGGTAGCTCCTTGCCTCGTCAGAGAGGCCGGACAGCATCTCAATGGCCACCTCCACCTCGTCGTTGGTGTAGGAGCCCGTCTTCCCACTCTCCGTCGGCTGGTCCACCAAGTCCAGCGCCAGCCGGAACAGCAGGTAATCGGCCTCGTCGATGCCGTAGGCAGCTCCTCCGTCAATTTTCTCCTGGAGCTTGGCCCCCGTCCCGTTCTCAACGGTCAGGTCGTAAAGCCCCTCTTCCAGCTTGTTCCTTTGCTCCGGGGTGGCAGACCGCCATACGCTGGAGCCGGTGATCTCGCCCAGCACCCTGTCGTAGACCTTCTCCTGCTCTGGAGAGAGATACCGCTGCTCCAGCTCGCTGGCCTTCTCCACGCCCTGGGCATCCTTCATCCGCTTTTCCATCGCGTTCCTGACCTTTTCCGCCTCGAAGGTCCCGCTGCTCACCATGTCCTCGTAAATGGCCTCATAGGCCGCCCTGTCGCCTTGCAAGGCTTTATAGAGCAGGTCATAGTAATCGGCACGGTATTTCTCCGGGTCGGTAGTCAGTTTGAGGGCGGCATATTTGCCGCGGTATTCTCCCATCGCAGCGATACACGCCTGCCGATACGCAGCGTTGAACAGGTTGGCTACATTCTCATAGGGGACCCCGGCGGCCTTGCTGATGTCGTCGAGGTAACCGTCCAGCTTTAGCCTGGCGCTGTTCCAGTTGACCTCCTGGCCGGAGGTGACGCTTTGGAAGATACTGCCCACCAGATCGGTGAGGCCGTCAAAGGACTGGATGGTGTCGGTGATAGCAGATACCGTCGTCACATCCATACCGTAGTAAGCATCTCCGAACATTTTGCTGGAGAGGGCTTCCCACGCGTCAGACCCGAAGGGGACAGAGGAGAGCAGGCCACCAGCCATGTCCTTGCTGAACGCGGACAAGAAGCTGGCCGTTGTGACCTCCCCGGTATCCTCGTCCTCATATTTCGAGGTCTTCCCACGGAAGAACGCCCACGCCGCCGTCATGGCAGCGAATACAGCGAGCTGGGCAAGCTGGCTGGTGACTGCCCGGCCAAAGTCCCGCCGGGCGGTTTTCTCTTCCGCCTGCTGCTCCGCTCCGCCGCCTTGGGCGCGTTTGGCCTTGGCTGCCCAGTTATTCGCTGCGTCGTAAAGGATGTTGAAATTTTGAAACGGCTGGGTCTTGAACATAGCCAGGTTCGCCATCAGGCTGTCCTCGCTCCGTAGGAGCTGGGGCCGCTGCATGGTGGTGTAGTTCGGCTGTGTCTCCTCGATGACCCGGTTGTAGACATCCGCCACCGCCTTGTAGTAGTCGTCCGTGCCTACGCCCAGGTCTCTGCGGGTGTCCCGGATATAATACTCGCTGGCTTTCCACAGCTTCCGGGTCGTCAAAAGATCAATGCCCTGTACCCAATTCAGGAAGGTGGGCAGGTCCTTCCCCCGCATCCAATCGAACACCTTAAAGCGGCTGCTGTTGGATGCGCTGATGTCGCCCAGCTCCTTGGTGGAAAAGCCTTTGCTTCTGTACCACTGGAGCGGGGTGTATTTTGCAATCAGGTCCAGGTTGACCCGGCCATTATCCGCCATGGCCCGCAGTAGGGGCTTCCACCCGAGCACCGCCGCAGCGGTGGGGTAGGAGGCCGCCTGCTTCATCGCCACGCTGGCATTGAGGGTCAGGACCGCCCCGGCATAGTTGCTCCGCACCTTGGCGAGTTGCTTTGCCCATTCATTCTTGGGCTGCGTGCTTCCCTGGAGGTCCGCCATCATCTTTTCGATGTATCGGTATCCGGCCTCGCCCCACGCCCTCTTGACCGCGCTCTGCACGCTGGCCTCATAGCTATTCCGGCTTCCGTCATCGTTATAGCTGGCGGTGGTGACCGTCCACACCTTCTGGAAGTTCCGAACCGGGATAGCGAGGCCCACATATTTGGAGTGCTGCCGGATGCTCTGGGTCAGCACAGCGTCCAGGTCTCGCAGAAGAATGGGAGTTGCGGCGTTGATACGCTCCTTGGTCCAGCCCATGCCCTCGATGCTGCCGTCCTTCTTGATGGCCTCAAAATCCGCCTTTGTGAAGCTGGTGTCCGTGTTGATGGGGAAGTAATGCTCCACCTGGGCGATGGGATAGCCTTTCAGCTTCTCCGAAACGGTGTTGATGGCCTCCGGGCTGGTGCCGTTGAAGTAGCGCTCCGCCTCTGCGGCATAGGCTTTCTCCTGGGCGGTCATCCCCGCACAAATGGCTCTGACCTGTGAGGGGGTCAGCTTCACCGTCTTGCCTCTGGCATACGCCTCGGCAATTTTCCCAGCCCGGTACAGCTTCTCGTCCGGGACGGTGATACCGCCCTCCTTGATGTGCCGGAGGTTTTGGTCGTTGAGGGAGTGGAGGTAGAGGCTGGCCCGCATGGCGGGGGGGATAGTCACCTCAACCGGGCCGTCTTTCGTCAGGCCCACCACCTTGATGGCATCCGCTTTCCGCCCGGAGAAGTTCTGGGAGAAAGTATCATCGCTGGCGTACTTCTCAAAGGGTTTTTCTGCCCGCATCTGATAGTCCAGCATGGCCCGCTGCCCGTCGGCCAGACCCTCGGTAAGACGGAGCAGGGGGTCACTGTCGATATACCCCACCATTCTGCGGAGCTGCCGGACGGGAGAAAGGGTCTCGGTGACAAGGAGCCGGTCCAGCGCCCCAGCCGGTCCGGCAGCCTTGCTCCCACCGATCTCCTCCAGGTCACGGATGACCTCCCGGCCCATTTGAGATACATCCCGCCGCTCCTGGGTGTCAATGAGCTTTTTTGCGGTGCGCAGCTCGTTCTCGATGTTCAGCAGGGCCTCGGTCAAATCGGCCACTTCCTGGGGGGTGAGGTTGTTGATCTGGCGCTTGGAAAGCCGCTCCAGCTTCCGCTTGGTGGCCTCGTCCGGGATGAAGTCGGGGTCGTAGGTGTCGCTCCCCTCCGTCGTGATGCCGTTGTACCAGTCCCGCAAATCGGTGAGCTTTTCCAGGGTCCTGCCCGTCATAGACTTGGCGGCCAGGTCCAGGTCCCCAATATACTGGTCCAGCAGCGCTCGGTTTGCAGCCGGGAGCTTTTTGTTGTTCATCCTCTTGGCGATGTTCAGCAGGCGGGTCCTTGCCTTGCTGTCTGCCCGCCTCTCGCTTTGCCGCTGGCGCATATCGGCATAGTGGTCCTTTACCCTCTGCACCTGTGCCGTCCGCTTCTCCCGCTCCCGTGCTACGGCCTGCTTTCCCTTGGCGATGGCCGCCTCCAGTTTTCTTGCCTGGCGGTCCGCAAAGGTGGGGGCCTGCTGCCGCACACTCTCACCCATGACCCCATCAAGCACGGCTTCCGTGGCCGCCTGGATGGCGTTTGCCATGTCGTAGCTGTACGGGTTGTCGTAGATGGGGGTAAGCTGGTTTAGCACTTCCTCGATTCGCAGCAGCATATCCCCGGCGGCATTTTCCCGCTTGCCGTCGAAGAAGCCAGGCCACTTGTCGCTCATTTCCTTGTAGAGTTGGTCGATGTTGGACGGCCCCTTCTTGACCCGGAACCGCCCGAAGGTGCGCCGGAGGAAATCCCCGTAGTCGGCAATATCGTGGCTGTCGGTCTCCGAGATGGTGAACGATGCCTCCCTGACATAGGCTCGAAGGTCGGCATACTCCTCGTACAGGTCGTTTGTGAGCGCCTGCGCCGATTCCACCAACTGCTTGCCGATGGCATGGGCCATATCCCATACCTTGTGCGTGTCGATCTCGCCCGTACCATCTTCTCCCCGCAGCAGATACTCTCCCAACTCGGTGAGGTCCTGGGTGATCTCCTTGGGGGCGATGGTGCTGTCCCAGCCAATCGTGAGGTCCTTTGCCAGTTTGGCAACATCACCCTGCCGCACGGTCAGGGTCTCCGGCGTGGTCCGCTTGGTCTGCCCCTTCCAGTAGGCAGCCTGGGCGGCGCGCCGCTCGGCGGTCTTGGCGATGCCCTTGAACTCCTCCAGGCTCGACTTCAACTCCTCGTTTTCCCGCCGCAGGCTCTCGATGCTCTCCAGCTCCCTGGAGAACTTGGCCCCTTCCACGCTGTTGGCCTTTTCCAGCCGGGCATCGTCATCTCCAGCAGGATACTCCATCACTTTCACGCCGACACCCTCCAGCCCGCTGCGCAGTTTGTCGCTGCTGGTATCCGGGATGATGGCGGCCAGGACCTCGTCGAAGCGGACGGACCGCTCCGGCTTGGCCTCGAAGATATTGACCGGCATCTGGGAGATGTCAAAAAACAGGTCCCGCAGCTCCGTAGCGAGGGGAGTACTGATCTTATATCCGCTCCCGGAAAACTCTTTGATGATGCCGTCGATGGTGATTTTGTCAGCACGGGCCGCATCCATGAGCATTTCACCGATGGCATCCATGTCCATGAGCTGGTTGCTGTACTGGCTGTGGGGCTTGGTGTTGTAGACCCTTTCCATGAGGGCAAAAAGACGATTGTGCAGCTCGTCGTTAATGGCCTGGGCCTCCTCCTCGGTCAGGTGTTGCAGCCGTCCCTCCAGCTCGTGCATATTCTTGATGCTGGAGAACCGCGCCGCCGTACTTGCCCGGAGAGACTTCACGCCATAAAAGCCGGATACATTCCGGTTGTCGCCTTTGCCCTCCGAGACCATTGCCTTTGTGATGTTCTCCAGGGTAACGGGGATATGGGTGGCCTTAAAGCTCCGCAGGTCGCCGGACGGGGTATAGCGGTCTTTGCCGTTATAGATGCCGCTGGACTTCTCAATGCCCCCGAAAAGGTCGTTGAGCCATTCATGGTAGGCATCCTGGTCCACCGCATCTCGGATGGCCTTCTGGGTAGCCGCAAAATTCTCACGGGTCGTCCTCGTTTCCGGGCCAGAGATAAGATATTTCCGAGCATCGGTAAGTATATGGCGCAGCTCTTTTGCATCCATGACGGTCTCGATCTGTTCCTCAGAAAAGCCATGCTCTTTCAGGAAAGAGCGATATGCACTCTCCAGCGCGTCCCCGTGGTCCGCAGCCCACTCCTTCCACCACAGCATCGGAGGTCTGGCGCCGGATGTAGCACTACGCACAAGGTCCTCTCCCAGGGCGGAGATCAGATGCTCACTTAGAGCAATGCTTCCATCGTCCATACGGGTCACAGCCTCTTCGATGACTGGTGCAGGCACCTGCTGTCCTCTGTCTGTCAGGTACACCTTCATCATGCCGGTGTCCTCCTGGAGCTTGGAAATGGCCTCCGCCTCGCCGCCCTCCCGGTTAAGCTGGTCCTCTGCATAGTTCCCCCAGGGGTACAGTGCATCCACAGCATCTCTCCCGTGCGCCCGGTACAACTCATAGTATTTACTCCGCAGCTTTGCGGCCACCTTCTCGTTGACTTCGTATTCCGTCGTCGGAAAGGTTGGGGTCCAGGCATCTGCGGAGTAGACCATATTCCTGCGGTCAAATTCCGGGTCAACGGTAGTCTTGTCCATCACCAGAGTAATATCCCCGAAATTCGTGTGGGGAATGTCTGCCTTGGTGACGGCGATAGAGGGCATGGGAAAACCGCCCAAATCCAACGCTTTGAGCAGTTTTTCCTCGGTAAGATTGTGCAGGGCAATCAAGTCCTCGGTTTCCTCAATGGGGGTCTCCATCGAGAACTTGCCCTTTTCTCTGGACGCAGCATTTTTCGCGGGAGGCCCCCTGGTGCGGGGAACTCCGCGTTCTGTGCTGGCGGCTTTCTTGGTCGGCTCCAGCAGCTCCTTGGCCGCATCCTCGTGAACAGTCCCGGAAAAGATGTTCATGTCACCCAGGCTGTCGCAGATGACCTCCTCCCAGACCTCCTCCGCCGTCAGGCCGGAGCCACGGTAGGCAGCCTCATACACCCCGGAAAGCTGCTCCACCTTCTCCGCACCCATCTCCCGGTTGATGCGCTCCCGCACGGCCTCGGGGTCGATTTCCCCCTTGGCGATCATGTCGTGTCCAGCCTCGTGCCTCATAAACTGCTCGGCGGTATATTCCGGGTGGTCCGCCCGGATAAAAGCCCGGTCCCCGGAAATGCACCCACGCACACTTGCCACCTGGCCGTCCCCCGGGGAGATCGTAAGGTTTCCGCCCACAAACAGAGTGAGGCGCACGCCCCGCTCCTTGGCGATTTCCTTTGCGGCGGCGGTGGCCGCCGTGTCACCCCCGGTCACCAGGTAGATGCTGTCGCTGGAGCTGCCACCACCGATGCCAAGGGAGGCGGTGGTTACCTTTTCCCCATGAGCGAGCGAAGCTGCCCCTGCATCTGCGGGTCCGCCTTGGATGTCCCCGCTCTGATCTTGTCCTGCTCCGCTTTCCAATTCTTGTACCGGGATGCCGGGATGCGCACCGTCACCCCATTCGCTGCCGTCGCGTAGACGAACTTCTCCTTGCCCTTGCTCATATCCTTGTACCTCCTCCATTTTTTCGACGCCGGATACGGACCCACGCTCCATATCCGCCTGCCCGGCCAGGTAGGCGGCCTGTGCCTGCTGCGGGGTCACCACATTTCCGGCCTTCTCGTAAACCAGGGACATATCAGTCCCTTGCTTTCCTGCGTTGTAGTAATCGCTCATGGCGGGCAGGTATGCCTCCGCTGGTACGGATGGGTCATACATTTCCTTCATCACGCCGCCGCCAGCCTTGCCCAGCGTGCTGGAGAACTGCTCCACCTTCATCCGGTCCCGCACCATAATGGCCTCTGTCCGCTGGATGGCGCTCTCCGGCCCCTTCTGCATCACTCCTGTGGCAGGCGGGGTGGTTGTCCCCGTGGGACGCGGAGCACCGCCAGCGGGCCTTGCAAGGCTGCCCACAGCGGTTTTCACCGCGTTGCGCTGGTCCTTGATTGGTTCCTGGCCGGAAATGGAGAGCTGTGCCGCCTGCTCCAGCACAGAGATGGCCTCCGGGGTGTCGAGGATGGCCTGGGCCATGCTGTTGCTCACAGCGCCCCCGCTGGTAAGCGCCTGGATGGCTTTGTCCAGCGGGGCGATGCCTGTACTGCCGGAGAGCGCGTTGACCGCTCCGGCGGGGAGGATTCCTGCCGGAGTGCTTGCGGGTGTCTGCTGGATGCCCTGCGAGATGGCGGTCTGGAGCTGGGTTTGCAGCTCTGCGATTTCCCCACCGCCGCTGGGACCGGGGAAGGTGGGGGAAAGCCCTGCACCTCCCGAAGCGGCACCGCCCCCCAGCATATTCCCCGGCGCGGTGGTGGCGGCCTGGTATGCCTGAAAACCGTTGATATACCCCTGCATACCCTGGGTGAGAGCGTCAAGAGCCTGGTTGAGCTGGTCCACCGTCGCCTGCTGCCCGGCCAGGTATTGGCTGTTCAGGCTGTTGCGGAGGCTTTGGGTCTGCTCCATGATGTAGTTGGCCGCTTCCGCCCGGGCCTCCGGGGTCATGGTCTCCCAGCTTTGGGACATCTGCCCGTATCTCCGGGTGATCTCGTCCAGCGCCGCGTTCATCTGCGCCTTTGTAGCCTGGGTGGTCTTGTAAGTGGAGATGCCGCCCTGGATGACCGAGAACAAAAACGCTGTGGCGAGGTCTGTTGCGATCTGCTCGTTGCTGGGCTTCTCCTCCGAGAGGAGATACCCGGTCCCGATATTCGCACCAGCGGACGCAAAGCCGCTCGTGCTCTGCCGCACGAACTCCATAAACGGGGTCATCATCCCGGTTTCCCGCAGTACCTTTGCCATTCCGCTGCCCACAAGGCCACCGGCAAGGCCGCCAGCGAGGCCCTGCGCCCCGGAGATGCCTGCGCTTTTCAGGTAGTCCACCGGCTCCATATGCCCAGCGGCCAGTGCTCCGGCGTTCCGCACCGCATCGGCGGCCAGGAAGGACAGGGAACTGTTCACAACGCCCTGCACCGCCGGGGCCATTTGCACAGCCACAGTCTTTCCGCCGATTTTAATGCCGGTAGCCAAAGCGCCCTCGGCTGCCCCAAGGGTCGCACCGGTCCCGTAGAGAAGGGCCAGGTTTCCCCCAACGCTTCCCACAGCGGAGGCCGTGGGGTGCTGCTCCTGCGCCCTTGCAAGATCATGCAGGATGTCGCCATAGAACGCGCTGGGAGCATCCCCTTTGCCGAAAAGGGTATTCAGTCCCTTCTCTGCCAGGGCCGCCATAGAGAAAGCCCCCGAGGCGTTGACAAAGTTCAGCGCCAGAGAATTGATGCCGGTGATTCCCTGGTCCGCCATTAAGTTCATATACTCGTAGGCGGCATCCTTTCCCTCCGTGGCGTAAATGTAGTTGAAGGTCTTGACGACCTCCTCGGGCAGATCAGACCAGCCCGAGTGCGTATCGGTGTAGAGGCTGCCAAAACCACCAGCAGTTACATCCACAGCGGCCTGCCGCGCTCTGGCTTCCTCGTCCCCGTTGATGAAATCGTAAAGAAGGTCGTTATAGCCCGTCTCCGTGAAGATGCCGGAAAAACTTTGCTTTGCTTCCTTGCCGTTTTTGGTGGTCCGGTACTGGCTCTTTTCTCCGAAGTCCGCAGCCTGCCGAAGGTCCTCATACCCCTTGTATCTCTTGTAGAGGTCAAAGGTCGCCTCGTCTTGGAACTGCCCCCACCACTCCTGCTCGCTCTGGAGGTCCTTGCGGAGACCTTCCAGGTAGTCGATGTTCTGCTTGACCCCATCCAGCAGCTTGGCGGTGCTGCCCGCGCCGTACACCTCGTCGTAGGTCTTTCCATACTGGGTGTAGTAGTTCTGGGCGGTGTAGGCCCTTTTCAGCAGCTCCGAGATTTCCGTGCCGGTCTTCCCTTGATAGGCGCGGAAGGTATCCGGGGCCTGGTAGGTTCCTTGCCGCCGGGTAAAATCGCCGCTCATGCGCTTGGAAAAGCTCTGCACATCCTCCAGCCAGGAGTTGAAGTCGTTGTCCTGCTGCTGGAGTTGCCCCGTGCGGATGCCCTTGGTAATGATGTAGTTGTCCAGGGAAAAGCCGCTGCCCCCACCAGCGGGAGAGCTGGTGGGGGTCATAGCTTTGGGAGAGACAGAGGGGGAGGTCACAGCCTTGGGCTGCTGGCCGAACTGGAAGTAGGTGGGCTTCTGCCCGGCCTGCTCCTCCTTTTTCTTCTTTCCGTTGATATAGTCGTCCAGGGAAAAGCCCATGTCATTCACTCCTCACTTGAAGCGCCCAAACATAAATTCCTTCCATTTCTCCGGGTCTTGCATAGCGGCGAGGGCATCGTCATAAATCCCATGGAACTCTTGGGGGATGGACGATACCTGGGCCTGGGCCGTCCCGCCCAAATCCACCTGGTAGATGTTGGCCGCCTCCTCCGCCGTGATATACCCGCCGTCCACCATCCGCTCCAGGTATGCCTTGGCATCCTGGAGGTCCTTGTATCCAGCGGCCTTTGCTCTGATGCTGGAGTAGTCCTGGCTCTTGGTCTGCCCGCCGCTCTGGTAAAGGCTCCAGAGCGTGTCGGTCTTTCCAGCCGCCAGGTCCAGGCTCACCAGATACTCATAGGCCGCCGCATCGTTGCCCATGGCGTACATGGTTGCCAGGATACCGGTCTCCTGGGTGCCGGAGCCCTTGGAGCTTCCGCCTCCGCCGCTCTTTCCTCCGCCAGAGGAGGAGATGGCCGCCTGCGCCTTGTCGTAGGCTTTTTTGAGGTTGGAGACCTCGCCATCGCTGTACCCCATCTCCTGGTAACCGGAGAAGTCTCCAGCCGCAGCAAGGGTCTGCGCCTTTTGCAGCGCCCGGTTGTACTCCTGCTCGCTGGTGTAGTTGAGCTTTTCCCATTCGGCATCCGCCCGGCTGTCCGCATACTCCTGGTCGTAGCGCTGGTCCGTGATCTGGTCCCGGCCCACGCCGTAGGCAAAGTCCCGGTCACTCTCCAGTACGCCCCGGTCAAAGGTCTGCTGCCACTGGCTGTCGCCCACCTGGCCCCGGAAGATGTCAAAGTCCATATTCCGGTCCGTATTGTACTGGCCCAGCAGGGTGAGGTACTTGTTGTAATCTCCCTGCTCCAGCGCCATGAGCATTTCCAGGTTGGCCCGCTGGGTCGCCCCCTCGTCCTGGTACATCTGATAGGCGAGCTGCCGCAGCTCCGGGATTTTGTCGGAAAGGGCGCTCATATACCCATCATAGGTCTGCTGGGCAGCGGACCCGGCGAACGAGCTTGCAAGGCCGCCTGTGCGGGCAGAAATCTGCCCGAGGGTATCCTGCATCGCCCGCTCGCCGTTGCGGGTGTAGCTCTCTTTATACTGCTGATAGGTGGGGTCCTTTTCCGGGTCGTATTCAAAAGCGGCCCGACCCAGGATTTGCTCCGTCAGCGCGTCGATTTTCCCTTGGTATTTGTTGGTGTAGGAGGGGGCGGTGGCATAGGTAAACTTCCCGCCGCCCCAGGAACCGACGGCACCGCTGCCGCTCACATCCTTGCCTCCGCCAATCCAGTCTCCCGGCGTGCCGGTCTCCTGCTTGGGCTTTGCGATATACTCGCTGCCGTCCCCACCGCCAGAATAGCCATAACCGGAGCGGATGGCCTCCGCAGCCTGGTGGGCCGCATCCATGGCCGCCTGGTCGCCTCTGGCCTGGGCCTCGGTCCACTGGCGGCTCAAGTCATCCACAGCGGCCTTATCCGCAGCAGAGAGGCCAGCATCTAAATATGTACCCTTTGCGGTGTATCCGCTTTTTTCGTCCTTTTTGAGAGCCATAATCCATAGCCTCCCTCGTTAATTTTTCTGCTCCAGCGCCGATACCCGCGCGGAGAGCTCGTTGTAGTCTTCTTTCATCGTGCCGATGACATCCTGCGCAGCCCGCAGCCCCTCCTCCAGGACGGATACCTTTTTCTCCAGGACCTCGATTTTTCCCTTGCTGGTATCAATGTCCTTTTTGAAAATCCCGAGGGTGAAGTCCAGGTTGTCATGCAGCGTCCGCAGGTAGCTGCAAATGGACCGCACAGTGCCGCCGATGTTTTCCTTGTTGAATCCAGGCGGAGAGCCTGGCAGCGTGGTCGCCATGGTCTATCCCTCCCGTCAGTATTCGCTCCCCACGGAGAACTCCCGCACAAAGCTCTTGATGATGCACTCTCCCACGCCGGACAGCCGGACCGTGAAGGTGTCGCACCGGGTTGGGAGGATGGGGATTTGCAAGGTCTTGGCGTGGTCGTTGTGCCCCAAGTACACTTGCCGGAAGGGCGCGCCGTCCGCGCTCACCTCCGCCTTGACCCAGGCACCCGCCTCCAGATCAGCCCGCAGGTACAGCCGGGAGTATCCCTTCCGCCCGTGGACCATCTCATTGAAGGGGCACAGCGTAGCGCTCCACGGGATGCGCCCCTCCTCGCTCCGGTCCTGCCCAGTCATCATCACCTTGCCGGTGGACCCGTCCAGGTAGTAGAGCGTCCCGTCCAGATAGGCCCAGTCTGTGGCGTGGGTGTTGTCCTCCCGCAGCCAGATGCCCCGCGCTGTGTCCAGCACATAAAGCTCCCAGGCTCCATTCTCCGTCTGCATAGAGATGTAGTACCGCTCGCCGTCCGTCCCGGCAACGCCGTCGGAAAACCGCCCGTCCCCGAAGCACTCGGTCAGCAGCTCCGGGGTCCCGCCGGTGTAGGCATACACCCCGGCCCGGCCCTTGTAGAACAGGGTCTCATTGATGATACACAGGCTCTTTTCCGCGCCCTTCTGCACCCCGGGCACCTTGTAAGTGTAGATTTCATACTGGGCCGGATAACTCCCCAGCACCTTGTGGACACAATCCTCTTTCCAGAAAAGCACCGTGGAGGAGTAGGCGATGCAGGCGGTGAACTCGCCCTCCGTGCCCACCGCAGCGGCATAGCTGTCTGTGGCGAGGCCGTCATAGACATAGAAATTCTTGGGGTCGCCCAGAGCAGAGGCCCAGATCGTTGTCCCTTCTGCCCCCCAGATGCGGTTGTCACACTCGCAGATACAGGTCAGGTCCGGCACCTTCCGCTCCGCCATCACCGTCCCGGCCTCTGTCCCTGCCTGGAAGATGTCCTTGTCAAAGGTCAGCGTCCGCCCGGAGATTTCCCGGATGATGTGGCTGCCGTTGTTCTTCTTGAAGGAACTGCACCCGGACAACTCCACCGCGTCCCCAGCCGAGAACATCTCCTCGAACTTGGGATACTTGTGCAGCAGTGAAGCGTGCCGCACCGCTGTGATTTGCCAGGTATTGTCGCTCTGCTTGGCGCAGCTCTGCACCACCAGATACTCCGTATCCTTGCATTGATACCGGATGATGTCCTTGGCTTTCAGGGTCGCCGGGGTCTTTTCCGTCCCTCCGGTGAAGGTCAGCGCACCCGTGGACTTGTTTACGCTCGCCCCTGTATAGGCCGTCATGGTGGTGGACGCGGCAACGCCGGTCAGGGTCTCCGCCTCCCCGGAGGAGTGGTCGATGTAGCTCTGCTCCGGCACCGTCAGGGTGTTGGTGGTGAAGGTCGCGTCCCCGGTGTAGACCGGGTATTCCGCCGTCAGGCTCCCAAATTCTCCCGTTGCGGTGTCGTAGTACACCTTGTCCGGGAAGACCACCACTTTTGTGTTGATGGTGGCAAACTGCTTTTCCCCGGCGGTGACCTTGCCCACCACCTTGCCGTCATACAGCAGGCTGGTCCCGTCCACCACGCATAGCTTCCCCCGCGCGTATAGGCCAGTGGGGGAGAGGTAGGCTCCAGCAGTTTTCCGCCCGGAGCGCTGGGAAAGGCACGGGAACTGCGCCGAGGAAAGCCCCAGGCTCTCCAGCAACTCTCCCTCTCCGGCCTCCCGGCTGTAATTCACACCTCCGAAGCCCACGATCTGCTTCTTGCTCTTGCTCGCCCCGGAGCGCATATACGGAAGCCTCACACCACCGCCCCCTCTCTCACATCAGATTTTGATAGTACCCGCCCGGCAGCGGCAGGTGGGTCCGGTGGTAGCTTTGCCGCCACTCGTCCAGCGCCGCATTAAAGGCCGTCACGCTGTTGTTGTAGTTGTCGTACTCCCGGTTGTAGAAATCAAGCTGGGCCATCAGATAGAGGTCGTACAGCCTGTCATGGGGCGCGCCCACCAGAAGGGGGAGGTCTCCGTCCTCCGGGAACGCCTCCGCCACCTTGGGCAGCTCCGTCCACTCGCACACCGGGCAGAAGGAGAAGTCCATCACCCTGTTGTACTCCGGCGGCATCGGCTCTCTCTCCTCGCCCTCCGCAGGCTCCTCCAGGCCCAGTCCCTTGCACACCGGGCACTCCTTCACCGGCCCCTTGTAGGCCAGGCCCGGTGTCAGCTTGTGCCGTAGGATGACCTCCCTGTACAGCTTGCCCTCCAGCTCAATGAGCCAGGCCGCCTTGGTCTCGTCGTCGTATGCGTCCGGCCTCACAGCGGCCACCCGCTCGATGATCTCGTTGATGCTCGGCATATCGCCGCCTCCTCTCTCGTGGTCTGGCCCTCCGCCCAAAACCGCTCCAGCCGGACCGGCTCTCGGCGGAAGGGACCAAGCAGCGGAGCAGCGGAGCCACCCACGGGACGGCCACCGCCACCCCCCCCGCGCCCCATCCTTCCGAATCCTTGGTGGAGGATACAACGATAGAAGATTTGAGATTAAAAGCGGGGCGGGGCGCGAAATTCGCGCGGTACACACTGTCGTCGTACACCGTGCCGCCGGTGCTGATGCGGTACGCGTAGCTGGTATTGGAGTCCGGGGAGCGCAGGCCCCAAATGACGGCGGTGGTGGTATCCTCCAAGTTGGCGATGCGCTTTGCGTCGCTGTTAAAGTAGGTAAACGCCTTGCCCTCCGTCTGCCACCCACTTACCCCAGCCTCCGTGCAGGACAGGGCGAAGCCCTTGCGGCGGATGGTATGGAGGGTAGCCACACCGTTGCCCTCTGCCACCACGATGGGCACCGGAACGATGCACTCCCGCACCTCCGGGTCCAGTTTCAACGGCCAGATGCCGTCACAGAAATTGTCCATGGTGCATCCGAAGTACCGATTTTTGTAGGTGCCACTGTCCGACGCGTTCCATGCGATCTCACTGAAAGCATCCTTTCGGATAAGGGTCACCCCCGTGCCCGTGCCGTAGTGGTCCTTATCCAGCACCAGGAACTTGGTGGGCTTGCCGTTCTCGTTCAGCTTGACAAGGCTGCCCGCAGCCAGATTGGAAAGTAACTGTCCCATAACGCTTGATTCTCCTTTCGATTAGGCCGGAAGTGGGCGGTGGGAGGCCAGCCGCCCTCCGGCGGGCTTCTGCGCGGACCAGAGCTGCGTTCAGCCTGGCCCGCATCTGCTTTCGGAGCGCTCCCGTGTCCCCATGCTTTGCATGGGCCTCCCAGGACCGGAAGCTCTCCTCGATTTTCTCCCGCGTGATTTTCCCCGCCGCGTAGTCCTCCTCCCAGCGCACGATGCGGCGCTTCATTCTCTTAATGGAGGACCGCCGCAGCTTTTTCACCACCCTGCCCGTCTGGGTCAGGTAGGTATGAAAACCGCAGAAGTCGATGCCGTTTTGCAGGGGAAAGATATTGGTCTTATCGTTCAACTCCAGGCCCAGCTTGGTAAACTCGCCGCGTATGAGCCGCAGCGCCTCCCGCGCCGTGCCCATGTCTGGGCAGATCACATACCAGTCGTCCATATACATCCCCGCCAGCGGCAGGTGCAGCTTTTCCCCGATGTAGTGCATAATGCCGCAGACGAAGAAAACGGCATAGATGTGGCTGGTCTGGTGCCCCAGGGCCAGCCCGTCACCCACAGCGTCAATGAATTTCTCCATCAGCGATTGCAACCTCACATCGGGAAATCGCAGCCGCAGCGCGGCCTTTAGCCGCTCGTGGTCGATGCTCTGGAAAAAGTGCCGGATGTCTCCCTTTATCACCGCACCCTTGGCATAGTCCCACTCCTTCATCGGTCTGGGAGGAAGCCCGGCGGCCCTGCGCGCCGCCTCGTCCGCCCCTTTCTTCTGGAGAAAATGCCGCCTCATGTGCTTTCCCAGCATCTCCAGGCCGTAGTGGGTCCCCTTCCCGTACTGGGCCGCATAGGTGTTCAGCGTGAAGCTCCTGGACAACTCGCCGTAAACGATGTTGTCCGTGAGCGCGTGCTGCACTACCTTGTCCCGGAAGGTAGGAGCCTGGATAAGACGCTTCTTGGGTTCGAAGATATAGAAAGCATCCAGCCCATCCGGCTGGAATGTCCCCTGCAAAAGGGATTTGGATAGTATCAGCAGCTCCTCGATGGCTCGCGCCTCAAAGGCCGCTGTGCTTTTCTTGCTCCTCTTACACCTGCGTGCCCGTAGATAGGCGTACCACAGGGTCTCAAAGGAGCATAGCTCCTCATAGGTCATGTTCCATCCTCCTCTCGGATGGTGGGGAGCGCTGGTGGCGTTGCTGATAGCTGGCAGTATCTCCCTCCTCGGAGGTCGTGTCGAGCCTGCCAGCGTCACCGCCATGTGTTTATCCCCGGCCCACGGTCTGCTGTCACCAGACCGCTGCCGACGACAGGATATGGCCTCCTTTGATGATGGTCCTCTGCTTTCCCCGGGCGGGTACTCGTACTCGGTATTCCATCAGAGCGGGGCGGGGCGCGAAATTCGCGTTGTACACATTGTTGTTGTTCACCGTGCCGTCGGTGTTGATGTTGTACGCGTTGTTGGTATTGGAGTTCGGGGAGCGCAGGCCCCAAATGACGGCGGAACAGGCCATACCCTTGTATGATGCAGGCGGCTACCGCCGCCGTACACCCTCCGCTCTGGCGATGCGCTCCTTGTCCTTGCCGTGCCATGACGCGCACATATACCGCACCGTCAGCACCATCTTGGACCAATGCCTCGCCTTTTCCGGGGTCACCCCCGGATATTGCTTGCTCTCCAGCAAGCGCTTGATCTTCCGGCCCAGCTTCTCCAGCTTCCGAAGGGCACTTTTTTGGTCCCGGAGCCGGTCTTGGGCTTCCTGCCGGTCCCGCAGGTCCAGCAGATTGGCCCCCTCAATAAGCTCGCAGATGGTCTCCACATCGTTCATCAGAGAGGTGCCCGTGGTATATCGGTATCTCTTGGGGATGACCTTATCGTTTGCGCACACATCGCAGGTGTAGAGCCAAAGGTCGGATGCCTTGGTCCCCAGCACGAAGTCCTCCCCGTTGTCTGTCGGTCTTTCACTCATGGGGGCATCTCCTTTCCCGGATAGCCTCCAGCAGTTCATCGCCGCCCTTGATCTCCAGCACCCTGTCGGGGAGGAGGCGTATCACCACCGGCTCACCCACCGGGGATATGCCTTTCAGCGTGATACCCCCGGCGGAGAAGCCCTCGTCGTCGATGTCCTCACCGCCACAGCAGCCACAGGGCTGCTCCAGCGTGGAGATCAGGTTGGCGATGATGCAGGAGACCTCCGCATCACTCCTGCACGCTGCCCGCTTCATCGTCGGTCCCCTTCACCACAGGGCCGGTCAGCTTGCCGCCCTCCAGGTCACCCAGGACAGCCTCTCCTACCTTGTAGGTAGCCACGCTCTCCTTCAACGCCTCGAACCTCGTATTGAGGCTTGCAAGGCTGTCCAGGGCGTTGTCCTTCTCGTTCCTGGCCTCCGACAGCTCTGCCTCCAGGGAGGCCACGCGGGCCATCAGGGCGGCAACATCACTCTCCGCATCGGCCCGGACCAGCCGCACCGCGTGGGAGGCGACGCAGAAGGGGCCGGGGTGGGTCTGGACCACAGCGCCGCTCTCGTCCAGCACCTCGATGGGGCCGGAGCAAAGGGCCTCCAGCGCCTCGTCCGGGATGCCGCCCCCCAGCTCCAGCACCAGCATCTCCCGCGTGATACCGCCCAGCCTCTCCAGAGATACGGCAAAGCCGTGGTCGTCAATGGTGTAATTTCCTGCCTTAATCATGTTCTGCTCCTCCTTATCCGATGTCGAAGTAGATGTCTCCGTTTGCCCCCAGGCTGGAGGCGGGGGACCCACTCCCGAAGTAGATGTTGCGGAAGCCCTTGGCGCTCCCGCTTATAGGGGAAACGCCAGCCACAGAACCGGTGAATGTGCCCCCCGTCTTGGGCATTTGCTTTCCGATTTCCTCGAACACATCCTTGGATTGCCCGGTGGGGTCATAGACCGACTTGTGCATATCCCCAGGATTCTCCGCATCCGCCCCTTTGGGGATGCCGAAGTCGAAAACAGGTGCCCCGTCCGGGCTTTCCGGCTGCCGGGTCACCGTGGCCGGACTTCCGGCGGGGAGGGTCGTCACCTCTCCCACCTGGATGTTTGGGGTCACGCCGTCGTTGCCGGGAACGCCCTGGATACCCTGGACCCCCTGCTCTCCGGTGTCACCCTTGACCCCCTGGGGACCGCGAGGGCCAACAACTTGCCCCAGATCAAATTCAGGCATAACTCATTCCTCCCTAAATCCGCAGGCAAAGATGCCCTTGGTCGTTGATGTAGTAGTCTGGCCGTTCATCCCCTGTGTAGGCACAGAACAGATGCCCGTCCTCGGTGACCCGGAAGGAGACCATGCCAGCCGTCTGGACGGATACGCCGTCAATGCCGCGCGGCCCCTGCTCTCCCTGGATTCCGCGAGGGCCGGGGATGCCCTGCACCCCCTGGATACCTTGCACCCCCTGGATGCCCTGCTTGCCCTCCGGCCCAACCGCGCCCTGGTCGCCCTTGTCTCCCTTGGAGGCGATAAGCAGCCAGAAGTTGCCCTCTCCGGCCTCACCCGCGGCATCCAGCGCAGGGTCAACGCCCACGCAGGCCGCGATGCAGATGTAGGAGCTGCCCAGGCGGGATACCTTGTTGAGGGGCAGGTACTTTTTCTCCTCGTCCCATACCTCCCAGAGCTTCACAGCCTCCTCCGCCTGCTCCAGCGCGTCGATGGCGTTGCCCACCAACTCGCTCACCTGGGGCACGATGGTGTCGATCTGGGTCTGGAGCTGCTGTGCCTGGGAGGGGGTAGGCTCCGCTGGTGCGTTGTACGCATCGTTGACCTGCACCATCAGGTTGTCGCTCACAGAGATGGATACAGCCGTGGGGTTACTGTCCCGGAAGCCCTCGATGGTAAAGCTACACCATCCATGCAGGGCAAGAGGTTCCGCCGGGATTGGCGTGTCGAATACCAGCGGGTCCTTTTTCTTCACAAGGTCCTCCACGCTGTTGAACAGCAGCACGGAGACCGGATTTTCTCCCTGTGCGTCCCGCCAGATGATGCGCTTGGAGAACTCCTCCCAGTCGTCGCTCAAAACGATGTGTAGGGTGGTGACATTGGCCTCCCCCTGCACACCGGCGTTTTTGCTGTCCTTTCGGACAAAGTTGCCGTTCACGGCCACATTGATGATTCTGTCCATGAGGTATTTACCTCCTTTCTCCAGCGAAAACGGCGCAGCGGGGAAGAGAGGAATAGGTCCTCCCGGTCCTCACTACGCCGTGTCGCAGCAGTTTGGGGTATCGCGGTTTTCGCTTATTCAGTTACAGCAGGCCCCGCTTGGCGGCCTCCCGCTCGTACTCGCTGCTCTGGCTGGAAATGAGATTGGCGGTCTCCTGGTCCTGGGCCATAGACCGCTCCAGCACCTCCGCCACATACCGGGGCACCATGACGGTCTCGCCCCGCTTGATCTGGAAAGCCCTGCCGTTGACGGCCACCATCACATCGTCCTTGTAGCGCCCGTTGTCCTTGAAAAGGCGGACGGGCACCTTCTCCTCCGGGTCCGGGGCGGGGGTGGTGTCCTTCTGGGCCTCCAACTCCGCCTTGGCAGCGTCAATGGCTTTCTGGGCCTCGGTCTTGCCATCCTCCACGATTTTCTCGGCTTCCGCCTTGGCGGCATCGAGGATGGCCTGGGCCTGCTTCTTGGCCTCCTCCACAGGGTCGGGGGTGGTCTCCTGGGTCTGGCCCTGGTCCTGGGTCTGGCCCTGGGTCTGCTCTTTCTCCTTGTCTTTGTCCTTGTTGGTAGCCATAGAGTTTTCCTCCTTATCGGTTTATAATAGGCAGCCCGCCCGGATAGGCGAGCGGGCTGCCCGTGGTCTTACTGTATCAAGCAGCGTCCTCGGTGAAGGTGCTGGCGCTCTCGATGCGCACCATGTACGCCTCCACCAGCCGCTCGGCCACCTTGGTGGCCTTCCAGCCGCAACTGGCCCGCTGATTCAGGGGGTCAGCAGTACCGGCAGAGCCGAGCTGCTTGACGATATGCTGGAGGCCGCCGCCGGTGATCTCGGTGACACCGTAGGCATCCGCGCCCAGGATAAGGGTGGAGTACACATCCCGGCCAGCAGCGCCCTCGCCCTTGAACACCTTGGCCTCGCTGGTCTCCACGAACCGCACGCCCTCGATGCGCCCGATCTCGCCCTCGTAGATGCCGTCGGGGTCGGAGTAGGTCTTGACATTCACCCACTTGGGGTCGGACATCAGGTCGTAGGAGCAGTCGGGGTGGATGATACCGGCATAGTAGCCGTTGATGCGCTTGGCGTTCATCACCTTCAAAAAGCGGACCGCCTTACGCACCGCGTCTACGGTCAGGTAGTGGTTCTTGGTGGGGTCTGCGTTGCCGCCCACCAGAGCGCTCCGGCTGGTGACCTGGCCCTCGGCATACTGCACATTGGTGCCGCCGTTCAGCACCTCGCGGGTGATGGTGTCCAGGGTACGGCCCGCCTGGCTGCCAAGCAACTTGGTGGCCTCCACCAGGTTGTTGTCAATGGCGGTCAGCAGGAGCATATCGGAAAGCTCAACGAAGCCGCCGTACTGGGCCACCGTGGCAGTGATGACCCCCATGTTGAGCTTCTGACCGTCGGGGGTCACGCCCTCGGTCAGGGGGGTCAACGCCTTGGGCAGGGGGTCATACTTGCGGAACTCGATGGTTTTGCCGCCGTTCTTGGGGATGGGACGCTTCTGGCCGAACTGGTCGTGGACCAATTCGGGCTCCGCATTATCAATCAGATAATCGGAGTAAAAGGTCTTCATCTCCCCGGAGAGGTCCTGGCCCGCTCCGGTCTGGCCGGTGGTGTTGGTGTTGTTGTCGAACAGAGACATGGTGACCTGCATCAGCAGCAGGCCAGCCACAAAGTCCTTGAACTTCTTACGCATGATAATTCTCCTCTCATTTTGCGGAGGAGCGGCCATCAGAAAGTGATAGTTTCTCCTCTCGCGGCTCTGCGGGCGATTTCCGCCCTGTCTTTTGCGGTCAGCTTGCTCGCATCGTCCTTGACGATGAATCCACTCTGGACAGAGGTGCCGTTCTCGGCGGGCCGTGCGCCCTTTGCACGGATGCTCCCAACCACCTGCTTCTCCGTAGCCTTGGCCTGCAAAGCGGCCACGCCCGCCTTGATCTCCTCCATGTGAATGACCTCGTAGGCGTGCTGAACGGGAACGCCGGAGCGAAGCATGGAGATGAATTGCGGGTTTTTGACCTCTGCTGTCAGGTCGAAGCTGGGGTACAACTGGCGGACCTGCTCCGCCTCGCCATACCACTTTTGGAGTTGCTGCTGGGCCTGCTGCTGGGTCTGGGTCCGCCTCTGGGCCTCCAGAAGAGCCGCATTTTCCCGCTGGAGCTTCTGGAACTGCTTGTACTGCTCCACGCTCATGCCCGCATCCTCGGCGGCCTGGGACCAGTACGCGTCGTCGTTCTCAACGGCGGCAAGCAGCTTGGCCGGGTCGCTGTCTGCAATACCGTAGCGCTGCATCAGCATGGAGAGCACCGGCTGGGTGCGGGCGATCTGTTCCTCCAGACCCCGCACCTCCCGGAAGCGCCTGTCGATGATGCGCTGGGTGTCTTCGGTATAGAGGTCCTTGAACTCGCCCTCCACCATCTCGCGGTAGGCTTTCTTCCTCGCTTCCAGAGTGTCGGATGCGGTAGCCGTGCCCGGCTGCCCATCCTCGGTCTTCTCCCCGGCGACGGGAGGGGTGCCCTCACCGACACCGGCCTGACCCCCGGCCACCGCCGGGTCCGCCTGTTTGCCATAGAGGACGCGCTGGGATTCGCCCGATTTTCCCCGCCGGGTGGAAACGGGGAGTGCCTGGGAACCGCCCTTTGTGCCGTCGTCACCCTGGGCAGGGGCCGCCGCCCCAGCACCATCCCCGCCACCAGCAGCGGCGCCGCCACCGTCGAACAGGGACAGGATGATATTCAGCAGTTTGTACTCTTGCATAGATAATTCCTCCTTTTCCGCGGGTGTTTCGCCCCCGTGCGTCGGTCCTGCTTTTACCCCGCCGAGCGGGGGCCTCTGCCGCAGCTTTGGCCCCTCGCCCAGTAGGCGGAGCAAGGAGGACATTATGAGCGTAACACACTCTTTTCCAAATTGCGTCAACGAATCGGAAAAAATTTTTATTGCCCCTCAATTTTTACCTGGACAGCCTCCGGGCGGGTAGCCTGGAGCTGGAGAAGCCCTACGCACGCCATCTCAAAGGCAGCCTCCGTCCGCTCCCCGCCCTCCGCGTCTATGACGACATCCCCAGGCTCGATATGGAGCTGCTGCACTACCGCGTCGCCGCCCGCCTCCTCGTTGGAGAGAAAGCCTGCCAGGGAGTACAGCACCCCCGTGATGTAGTTGCACGCCTCGATATCGTCAGCGTGCCCCATGGCAGAGAGCCGGTGCCAGTTACCCTCCGCCTCAATCGTTATCCGGGTCATGCCCCTGCACCTCCGCTCATGTCAGGCGTGGAGCGCTTGGCAAGGCGCTGCCCGTATCCCGTCATGGGTGTTTGGGCCTCCATGGTGGCCCTTGCAAGGCGGTCTGCGCCCCCTTTGGAACCAGGAACAGATACCGGCCCTCCTGCGGATGGGCCGCCGCTCTGGGCCGCTTGCTGGGGCAGTACCCCCATGTCCTCTCCGGTGAGAGCCTGGAGCAGGAGTGCCATCTGGTCCATCTGCTGGGACATCTGCTGGCAGATATTGAGAAGGGTCTGGCCCTGTTCCACCCGCTCCCGCACCTTGTCGATGCCCTCAAATTCCATCATCTCCAGAGCGCCCATGGCCTCCTGCCCCCGCTCGGGATTGAAGAAGCCCGCCGCA